AGCTCGTCTAACAGCTGTAATTGATAAGGTAGAAGCCCTACTTGTTAGTTACATTCAGACTGTTACACCACTTGATCTACCAGAGTCTAGCCCAAGTAGAGTATTAGCTACTTCCGGTCTAACTGGGGTATAATAAAAATTTGGTAAGGTGAGTGGCATTTAGCCACTCACCTAATGGTAGTATAAAATATTATGAGACAGCAAAAAATAAATTATTTAAGAGAACCTGGAAGTTTTTCAAGAAGGGCTATAGTACTTAATAGTGAACCCGTAGATGGAGATACTATTACTATAAATGGTGTAGTTTTTACCTTTAAGGATTCTCCAGTAGAGGTAACAGATGTGCCTATTGTTTCTGGACAAATTTTTGGTGATTTAAAAAATGCAATAGAAAATGCAGCAGTAGCTTCAAAAATAGAAGGTGCAACTTATTTAATACAGGCTGATTTTATTACACCTATAGAAAATTCCGGGGTATAATATGGCAGTATTTACAGGAGATAAAACTGTTTTAGTTTTAAGTGATGAAAATATTATTGGATATAATATTAATGATATAGATATTGAAGGAGATAATATAGTTGATGTATCTGGTGTATCTATATATAGTCGTGATATTGGTGAAGAGCTAATCAATAATAGTTATATAGCTGTTGGTAGTACTATATATACTTTTAAAAATATACCAATAGATCCAAATGATATACAGATAGAAGTAATTGATGAAGATACAGTAGAAAATCTCGTAGTTGCTTTAGAAAATGATAGTAATATAACGTTTGCAACTAATATTGGTACAAGTGTTATAATTTATACAAATGAGTTAGTTACTTATACTAATGTTGAAAATGAGATTATAGCAGAAGAGTTCTATTGCAAACAACATTGCAAAGTATTAGGCACTAAAACTATAAAACCAGGAACAAATGTTATAGAAATAGCAGATGATTATGCTAATGGGCCAGCAGTATTTACTATATTAACAGGTAATGAAGGTATAGCATATGAAGTAATAGTACTTAGCTCTAATAGTATATATAACGCTGTCTTAGTATTAAGACATCCTAATTCAAGACAAATAATAGTTTCTCAACTTGCACCGCCAATATTCCCTATTGGATTAGAATTTGGTAATACTTATAATTTTAAAAGTTTACAATCTAGAAATTTAAATATGGTTGCACCATTTGAATTAGTACCAGATGCACATATAGGTGACTAGTATGAAAAGTGAATTAAAAAGAGATGAAATTAAGTATATAAGAGATTTATCTAAGTCTGCATATAAAAAAGGCAATGAATGCTATATATGTGGAAAAGCTGAAGATTTACAATTTCATCATTTTTATTCAATGACTCCATTATGGGAGCAGTTTAAAAGAAAAGCAAAAATTACTATAAATTCTTTGCAAGACATATTAGATTACAGAGAGCAGTTTAAAGCCGTACATCATAAAGAAATATATGATGATGTTATTACACTATGTAAATTTCATCATATGGAAAGACTTCACAAAGTTTATGGTAAATCACCACCTCTAACAACAGCAGAAAAGCAACGCAGGTGGGTTGAAATACAAAGGGAAAAACAAAGAAATGAGTCTACTAAATAGAATAATAGAAAAATTAAATCCTGCACAGCCAGAGATTCATATGGATCAAGGAGAGACTCAATCTTCAACTATAAATTCCTATTCTGCATACCAAGCGTTTAATAAGATAGAAGTTGTTAATAGAGGTGTGTCTTTAATTGTAGATTCAGCGGCAGAATTTGATTTTGATGTAAAAGAAAAAATTAGGGGTCTTGGAGTTAATCCATACAGCACCGGTGAAGACAAGAGAAAATTATATAACTTATTAAACTATAAACCTAACCCATATCAAAATATAGATAGCTTTAGAAGAAATTGTTATACTGATTATTTACTTGATGGTAATATTTTTATATATTTTGATGGTGCAGGATTATATCATTTACCAGCAAATAAAGTAGAAATTACAACTGATCCTAAAACCTTTATAAAAGGGTTTAAATATGGTGACACAGATTTTTCTGCTGAAGAAATAATACATGTAAAAGATAATTCAGCACAGTCTATATACAGAGGAGAATCTAGACTTTTACCAGCCTTAGCGAGTGTTGGATTATTAAATTCTATGGGTTCTTTCCAACAAAACTATTTTGATAATAATGCTATTCCCGGTATAGTTTTAAAGACTAAAAATACTTTATCCAGAAAAGTAAAGGACAGAATATTACAGGAATGGATGAGAGATTATAATCCAAAAAGAGGTGGTAAAAGACCAGCAATTTTAGATGGTGATTTTGATATTGATTCATTAGGACATACTGATTTTAGAGAATTAGATTTTAAAGATAGTATAGATACTCAAGAGACTAAGATTTTAAAGGCTTTAGGAGTACCACCAATACTATTAAATTCTGGCAACAATGCTAATATAACACCGAATATTAAAATGTTTTATATAAATACTGTGCTTCCAATAGTAAATCACTTAGTAAAAGCTATAGAATTTTACTTTGGATACGATATGGAATCTATAAAAGAAAACATATTAGCTTTAAGACCAGAACTAAAAGATGAAGCTGGATATTATTCTACTTTTGTTAACACTGGTATAATAACTATTAATGAAGCTAGAGAAAAATTACGATTAGATAAGAGTCCAGAAAAACATGCTGATGAATTAAGAATACCAGCAAATATAGCTGGTAGTGCAGTAAATCCTTCGCAGGGTGGAAAACCAAAGCAACCACCAAAGGAAGATAAGGAACCTAAAAAATGATAGATAAAAAATTTAGTATTGTTTCTAAATTTTCAGTTGTAGAAAAAGCAGAATCAAATTCAATAGTAATTGAAGGATATGCAAATACAGTTGATAAGGATAGACACAGTGACATTGTACTCCAAGAGGCATGGAGCAAGGGAGGACTTGATAATTACCTAAAGAATCCCATTATATTAGCCTTTCACGATCATTCCAAACCAATAGGAATGATGATTGATTATTTTTTGGATAGTAAAGGATTCAAAATAGTTGCTGAAATTTCTAAAGCTGCTGGAAATATCTATGATTTGGTTAAAGAAGGAATTATAAGATCATTTTCAATAGGATTTACAGTTAAAGATGCTGATTATGACCCAACTACAGATTTATTCGTTATTAAGGATTTAGAATTATATGAGGTATCTGTAGTAAGTGTTCCAGCAAATCCAAATTCAATTTTTTCAGTAAGAAAAAGTTTTGAATCAGAAGAAGAATTTAATAATTTTAAGCAGGAGTTTATACATATGAATTTAGAAGAGAAAGAAGTTAAACCAACAGACTCAGAAGCAGATGCTACTAAATCTGTTGAAATTGAGAAATTAGTACAAGCTCTAGAAGCTAAAATTTCGGATAAAATTGAAAAGCAAGCAGCTGACGTAAATGCAGCTTTAGAATTAATTATAGAGTCTAAAAAGGAGAAAAATGAAATGACACAAGATGTACAAGTTACAAACAATGTTGAGAAGCTTATTGCAGATTTAGAGAGCCGTTTTGTAGAGAAAGAGAAGTCTTTATCAGAGGCTCTAGAGGGTCTACGTGGTGAGCTTAAGGAAAAGGCCGATGAGCTTGCAGCTATTCAAAGAAATAAGATGACCTTTGAGGATCGTGGTACACGTACTGCTATTGCTGAGAAGGATATTGATACTGCTGTATTAGTAGCTAAGATGTTGGGTCGTAGACCACAGGATACACGTTATGGTGCTAACCTAATTCAAAAGGCTGGTGCACATGTTGATCCAATGACACAAGACTGGGAGCAACAGTTCAGCACACGTATTGAGAATGATATTCGTCAACGTCTAGTTGTTGAGCCACTTATTTCTCGTAGACTTGCTATGGCTGCTCCAACATTCCACTTCCCAATTAATCCAGAAGCTGGTTATGCATCGTGGATTGCATCTACAGCATTTCGTAGTACAGATGGTTCATCTACTGGTACTGCAGTTGATCACACACTTACAGATAAGACAATCGTAGCTTATAAATTAGCTGCTAAGGAATATCTAGGATATGAGGAAGAGGAAGATACATTACTTCCATTAGTACAAATTGTTCGTGAGGCTGTAAGTCGTAGAGTATCTAAGTCTGTTGATAAAGCAGTTCTTCGTGGTACAGCAACAGCAGGTTCAGATCCTATCACAGGACTTGTTAAGTTAGCTGCAGATGCTTCTGCACTTACAACACTTGACATTTCTAATAACGATAAGTTTACAGTAGATGCTGCACAAGCACTTCGTCGTAAGCTAGGTATTTGGGGTCTTGATCCAACAGAGCTTATTTACGTTGTATCACAAGAGTGCTACTATGATCTATTAGAAGACGCAGATTTCCGTACTGTAGATCTAGTTGGTTCTAACTATGCAACAATCCTTAAGGGACAAATTGGTATGATCAATGGATCGCCAGTAATTGTTTCTGGTGAGTTCGAAGCTAAGGCTGATACAAAGGCTGGTGCTATTGTTCTTAATCCTTCAAACTTCTTAATCGGTTCGCTACGTGGTGTTATGGTAGAAAGAGATCGTAATATTGAAGATCAAAAGAATATTCTAGTAGCATCCTTAAGAATGGCCTTTACTGATATTATTTCAGCTAAGGGTGTAGCCGTTCAAAAGTGGCAAGCATAATTTAGGGTAATAGTGGTGGCGCTTCGGCGCCACCACACTATACAGGTGCAAAATGGGTCTATTAGTTGCATTGGATGAATTTAAAGCTTATAAAAATATAACAAATAGTGAGAAGGATTCATCATTATTAATAATCATATCTGCGGCTAGTCAATTAGCTAAGACATATTGTAGAAGAACTTTTATAGATTATTATGATACTGACTTTACTGAGTATTTTAATGGAAATGAATATGAAGCATTGTTTCTTCAAGAGTTTCCATTGAAGTCTGTAACAAAAGTATCTGTTTCATACAATGGAGTAGATTATACAGATTTAGTGGCTGGCACTGATTATTTCGTTGATTATAGATATGACGCTGTTAGATCCATGTATGATACACCGTTTACTGCCGGAGCTATACCTGCTGATCTAAGTGTAAAAGTTCAGTATAAAGGTGGTTACGAAAGAGTACCAGAAGATTTAAAAATTGCTGTATTGGATTTAGTTGAATACTATAGAAGTGAAGAATATACACC